TAGCTGGACACCAGGGCAATGCAGACGAGGGAAGCGAAACAAGATCAAGTTTAATGTGGGAAACAGTAAATATAATCAAGCAGATGGGAGTATGGAAACCAAGGGTTGTTATTTGGGAAAATGTAAAGAATGTCCTTAGTAAACATATGGTCCATAACTTTAATAAATACTTAGAAGAAATGCAGAAAATGGGATACCAAAGTTCATTCGAGGTACTTAATGCAATGGACTTTGGACTACCGCAAAATAGAAATAGAGTATTTACTATAAGTTGCTTAGATGGAACATTCTTCAACTTTGGAACCTTAGAAAGAAAGCCAATGAGAAATTTAAGTGAATTTTTAGAGCATGATGTTTCAACAGATTATATAGTAACCCAGCCTAGTATATTGAGTGTAATAGGCAAAAGCGGAATAAGAAGAGCAACTGTAATTAAAGATTATTCCTATACAATAACTGAAAGACAGGATAGATGTCCGGCGCAGGTTATAGATTTAGAAAATGGCCAGTATAGGTTTTTAACTGAAAAAGAATGTTGGAGGTTGCAAGGTTATTCAGACGAAGATTTTAATAGTGCAGCCAAAGTCAATACCAGGAGAACCCTATATAGACAAGCAGGAAACTCTATTCCAATAAAAATTTTTGAAAGTATATTTAAACAATTATTTAGTTTGAACTAATCGAAAGGAGTAAAAATGTATATTCAAGACATAGATCTAAAGCTTAAGGATTGGGCATTTGCTCAAAGGAAAGGATTGCCCTATGAATTGAAATTAAGGTTAACTGAAAAACGAATACAAGATTGGTACGATCATTGGGATAGTAATGTATATGTAAGTTTTAGTGGAGGTCTTGATAGTACAGTATTACTCCACATGGTTAGAAAAATTTTAAATGATGATATACCCGCAGTATTTGCAGATACAGGCTTAGAGTATCCAGAACTAAGTAAGTTTGTAAGGACCTTTGAGAATGTAACTATACTAAAGGCTGAAAAGTCATTTAGGCAAGTAATAAATGAATATGGTTACCCTATTGTAAGCAAAGAAATAGCAGCAAAAGTAAGAAAATTGAGACATGGCAAGCTATCAGATAAATATAGAAATTATCTTATGAATGGTGATGAAAGAGGAAGTTTCGGAAAGATTTCTGATAAGTGGAAGATACTTTTAGATGCTCCATTCGATACATCTGAACAGTGCTGCAACATTATGAAAAAGAAACCTTTTAAAGACTATCACAAGCTAACTGGAAGGTACCCGTATCTAGGAATTACGCAAGATGAAGGGTTCCAAAGGAAACATCAATATGAAAAGACTGGTTGTAATGTTTATGAAGCTGATGCACCTAAGAGCCAACCGATAGGATTTTGGACAAAGCAAGATGTACTTAGATATGCTTTTGAAAATAAATTAATAACTTGTAGTGTATATGGTGAAATAAAACAACGCACCATAGAGGAATATTTTAATACTGGGGTAGAAAGAACTGGTTGTATGTTTTGTGCCTTTGGGTGCCACCTTGAAAAATGCCCTAATAGATTTCAGCAGATGCAGACTACTCACCCACAGCTCTATAGTTACTGCATGAAAGATTGGGATAAAGGTGGTTTAGGTATGGGGAAGGTACTTGACTATATAAATGTGCCCTATATGAATAATGTTAGCGCAAAGAGAGCTAGCAATGGAATTCAATACCAACAATATAAATTAAAGATTTAAAAGGGAGATATGAATTATGAAAAATACACTTGGAGATTTAAATAACCATCTATTCGAGCAGTTAGAAAGACTAAATGATGATGAACTAAAAGGGGATGCGCTCATAGAAGAAATAAACAGAACAAAAGCTATAAATGATGTTGCATCAAGGATAATTGCTAATGGGTCCTTAGTATTATCAGCTAAAAAGTTAATGGATGACAGAGGGAGTGCTGATACTACATTACCTAAGATGTTGGAGGGGTAAAAATGCAAGGTAGACCATTGGGGAGCAAAGGTAAGAGACTTCATATATGGACCATTAAAGAAAAAGAATATCTAGGGGAAATAACACCAGGGCGCCATTACAAAGAAATTCAAGAAATTATGAGTATAAATTTTAATATAGATTTTACACTAGAACAAATAAAAGGGGTTATAAGCCGATGTAATTTAAGCACTGGGTTTAATGGTCAATTTAATAAGCAATATATACCTGCGAATAAAGGTAGTGGGATTTGCGCTAAAGGATGCGAAAAAACATGGTTTAAAAAAGGAATCATACCACCAAACCATAGAGAGGTTGGAAGCGAAAGAATAACGGTAGATGGCTATATAGAAGTTAAAGTATCAGAGCCAAACAAATGGAGATTAAAACAACAATTAACCTGGGAAAAATATATAGGACCTATACCAAAAGGACATGTTGTAATCTTTGGGGATGGTAACAGACTTAATTTAGATATTGATAATTTAATATTAATATCTAGGCAGCAACTATTGATATTAAACAGAAATAATTTAATACAGAAGGATGCGGACCTAACAAGAACTGGGGTTATCATAGCGGATTTATATCAAAAGATTAGCAAAGTTAAAAGTAAAATTTGAAAGGAGATTGAAAATTGAAAAGAAGAGATATTGAAAAGGAAATTAAAACTTATTGGTTTAAAAAACATAAAGCTATACTTACACAATGTGGAGAGTTACAGATATTAGATTGGAGAGAGCCTGGTACAAGTAGCTATTATTGCAGATATATTTTTGATAATAACAAGATATATATTTCAGGAGATATAGGAGCTGCAGTATTCAGATTAACATGGAAAGCAGATATAAATTCATTCAATGATATTAACATTGGATATTTTGAGGAAAAGTTAGAAGCGTATTCAGGCGACAGAAGGGACTTTGATCCTCACGAAGCTGTTTCAAGAATTAAAGAATGGAAGAAAGAACTTAAGGAAAATGGTACTAAATTTGATAAAGAAATAATGGCTAACTTAATAGAGAGTGCCGATAGTTGTTCAAGAAAGGAGGAATGGGCTTACGAATATATAAACGGAACATATAATGATTTTATTAGAGAATTAGATGATGATTATTGGGAATGGGTTTATAACATTGGTGATGTTATTCCTTGTAGGGTAAAAGCTTACTTAATAGGATTGAAGATGGCTTCTAAACAGTTACAGGAGGTAAGCATTAATGTGTAAATGTCTAAAAGAAATAGAAGAAAAGGTTAAAAATGAATTATCTATTAATAATTCTGAATATAAGGGTATTGAAATCAAGAGGTCATATTTTACAGGTAAGTATTTAGATTGCGAAACGAGCAAGAATGGACTAGGAATACCTTTGCAAATAGAATGGAATCTAACTTATAAAAGCGGAAAAGAAGTTTGTAAGAAAAAAGAACTTGATATGATTGCAAAGTATTGCCCCTTCTGTGGGGTGAAATATGAATAGAGAGATTAAGTTTAGAGCATGGAATGGAAATTATAAGCAAATGAAAGAAGTATTTGGCACAGATTTGAAAGGCAAAAGGGTTTTTTTAGATATTAATTTAATGAGTTGGTGGATGTTCAATCATTGTAAATTAATGCAGTATACAGAGCTTAAAGATAAAAATGGTAAAGAAGTTTACGAAGGAGATATTGTCCAAGATTCAAATGGTAAAAGATATGTAATTAAATGGGGGATAAACTCAAATGGATATATAGCTCAAACAAGTGCTGTTCATTGTAATGTATATTCTTCTTATCATCTGGTACCTAAGACCGAAGTTGTAGGAAATATCTATGAGAATCCAGAACTGATTTAGCTGCACAATCTGATTATATTGTTCATTAAATTTAAGGAGGAAAGTTATGAAAAATGCAAAGTTTCGTGTATGGAGACATAATTTTGAAGATCCAAAATACTCTCAAATGATAGAAAGCCATCAAGGAGTTTATACAGCGTTACATCATTGCTTGGGAGTGGCAGTGCATGCTTATTGGTCAGATTGCGACAATCAACCACACCCAGAGCAGTACGTGTTAATGCAATATACAGGGCTGGATGATACTGTTGGTAAGGAAATGTTTGAGAGCGATTATGTCATAGCTTATGGAGATAGTAAAAAAAGAGAAATAGTATTTGCAGAAGGTATGTTTTGCGTTGATATTGATGGTGAGCCAGTTCCTTTAGCTTGGTATATGACCGGTACCGATAAGATATTAGTATTGGGAAATAAATTTGAAATAGAGAAGGAAATAGTTATTAGCTAGTACGCAATCCAAATCAAATGTGGTTATTGCTATATTGGAAAAGACCACTATGAGAATAATATGCAACAAAATTTAAGGAGGAATTTATTAATGAAAAAAGTATTTTTAGGTGGAACTTGTAATGAAAGCAAATGGAGAAATGATTTAATAAAATTATTAAAGATTGATTATTTTAATCCAGTTGTTGAAGATTGGACTCCAGAGTGTATGGCAGAAGAAATTGAACAAAGAGAATTTTGTGATTATTGTTTGTATGTTATTACTCCTAGAATGATAGGTGTTTACAGTATTGCAGAGGTTATAGATGATAGTAACAAAAGACCAACTAAAACTGTATTCTGTTTTTTAGAAACAGATATAAATCCTATACAAACTTTAACTTCTATGCCTGTAGACGAATTGAAATTTAGTGTAGCACAGATAAAGTCATTGAATGAAGTAGGGAATATGGTAACACGCAATGGTGGGAAATATCTTAAATCTTTGGAAAGTGTTGCTGATTATTTAAACCAATAGTACGCATTTCAAATAAATAAAGAAAGAAGGAGAAAATGCAATGTGTAAATGTTTAATATGTGGTAAAAAAATTTCAATTGATAAGACTTGCATGATTATAACAGAGGGTAAGAATAAATATAAAGCAGTCTGTTGTATCCATGAGGGTTCACAGCAATTAAAAGAATTAATAGCAGAAAAAGCAAATACTAATATGATATTTTATGAATTTATAAACAATTCTTATTATGCCTTAGTAGGAATACAACAAAAAATTGGTAATAGATATGTTAAGGCTTTAAGATACTATTATGAGAATGTTTGCGATGAAGGATTTGAAGATTTTCTTTCGTTCCATGGCAAAAGCAATGTAGTAGCAAAAGAAGTCACAAAAGAATATGCTTTCAACAAATTTATAATTGGGTGTAAAGATGAAAATGTAATAGTTAAAAAGGTAATAGAAGATTTTGAAAAAAGTATCTTAGAAGATGAAGCATTAATACTTATTGATAGCAGTTTAGTTTAATTCATATTTCAAATATATA